GATGGTTATAAGGTCCTATTATCGGTACCGGGACTTTCTAAAGATGATGTTAAAATATCATTAAAGGAAAGTAAATTAACCATATCGTATGAAAAGGAGAGTGATGAATTCACATTTACTAATTCATTTAAGAAATCATATAATGTACCTGACGATGTTGATGAGAAAAATATCACGGGTAGTGTGGAAAATGGAGTTATTGAAATTATTCTACCTAAAAGTAAAAAGAAGTCGGTTGAGAGGTTAATTTCACTTAACTAATATTAAACCCCCGATAATCGGGGGTTTTTTAATACAATTCAATATTTATATTCATAAACTTATTAAAATATGAACAAAAGACTCGCAAAATTACAAAACATAATGGAAGCTAACCAAAGGTTAAATGAACAAAACACACATCAACCGGATAATTTTTCTGCGGGTCAAACAGTAAAAGCAAAAAGAGACATTGATGGTCAAGTTTATATAATAAAAATAGTGAAAACTGACCCAAGATATATGTATGGTACGGTAACTGGACCTGGAACATATAAAAATGAACCACTAAAAAATGGTACTAATTTTGAATTATATTCAACCCAGCCAGGTCAAATACAAGGTAATTCAGATTTAGGTAAGTTTACCGTAATAAGATAATATTAAAACCCCCCATTGTGGGGGTTTTTTATTTGATATTTATTGTGTATATTATAGTACTAAAATATCAAATATGGGAATTATATCAGAAACAATTAATGGAAAAGTAATTGATGTTGTAATCAATTCATCTAACTTAAAAACCGCATCTTTCAATACTGAAACGGAGGATTTAACCGTAACTTTCAACAATGGTGCTATTTATGAGTATAATAAAGTTCCTTGGAATAAGTTCACTAAGTTTAGACTTGCTGAATCACAAGGAAAATACTTCAACGAGAATATCGCCAGAAGTCATAAGTACACAAAAAAAGGATGAGTTTATTTGAAGAATTAATCGAAGATAGGGGCGAAGACGAAAAAATCGTAGGTTCTTTCAAACCTAAGGATTCACTATCGGATCAAATATTCGAAGTATCTGATGATGATTTTTTAATGCGTGAGGATATCAGAAAGGGTATACTTGAAATTACAAATCAATATCTTGACTTTATTGATGTCGATTTTTTTGTTCACGATATATTATTTACAGGTTCTTTAGCAAATTACAATTGGTCGGAGTATTCTGATGTGGATATTCACATTTTAATAGACATGAGTGAATTTGATGAGGGTGGCAATAAGGATTCAAATGTAGTACATAAAATAGTAACAGATTTCTTTGATGCAAAAGAAAAAGTTTGGAAAACAAAACATGACATTAAAATAAAAGGTTTTGAAGTTGAGTTGTACGTACAAGATATTAATCAAGAACACATATCATCAGGGGTTTATTCTGTGTTAAATAATGAATGGGTTGTTACTCCCGAAAAAACTAATCCTAAAATTGATGATGACAAAATATTACAAAAGGGCGAGGAATATGCAAAAAAAATAGATGATTTGGTATCCGATTTTAAATCAAATAAGGACATAACAAATGAAACTAAGGACTTATATAAAAAAATTAAAACATTCAGACAAAGTGGTCTTGAATCAGGGGGAGAGTACTCATATGAGAATCTAACCTTCAAATTACTTCGTAGAAATGGATATATAGAAAAATTATTAAAACTAAAAACGGACATTTTAAATAAAAAATTGTCCATAACACAATAAAGAACCTTATTTTTTTCCCTATATCTATGTATTTATAGGATAAGAATAAGTTTATCTTAATATTAAAACAATGGCAGACATCAAACCTCTAGGAAGTGAGAAGCTTAATGGCGACGAGAAATTAAAAAGAATTCTCGAGTTAACTTACTTTAATCAAAATAATAAAAAATCTAATTCAAGTTCAAAACCTGAATTAGTAAAAGAATCCACTACTGGTGGAGTTTTTGGTATCGTTAAAGAAAAAGACGGATACTATGTAAAAAGAGGATTAAATGAATCATCACTTGATTATATTGGTGGTATGTTCATGAAAAACAAAAACAAATTCTCATCTTACTCTGAAGCATTTAAAAGATTAGAACTATTAAAAGGTCAAGAAGAGTTACAAGAGGCAACAAAATACGTTTTGAAACCGAGTTCACCTAAAAGTGAATCACCAATGAGTGATCCCGCAGCAAACGCTCCAATACCAACACCTGCTGAAGAACCAGCACCTGAGGCACCCTTAGAGGCTCCTGCTGAAGAACCAGCACCTGAGGTACCAGCTGACACACCTGAACCTGAAACACCTGTAGATGGTGGAGACGATGCGTCAGGAAAAAGATCAAGTTATATGGCGGAAGTTCAAAAATTTGCAGGTAAATTAGGACAAGAATTGAGAGATCAACACGAATCAATGGAAAGTGATGATATAAAATATGTTCTTAATATGATTATTTCTGCTGTTGATTTGGATAAGTTAGAAGATGAGGATATTGAAGACATCGCAAAGAAATTTGAGCGTGACGAAAACCAAGATGGTGAAGAAGTTCCATCTGAGGAACCCGCACCTGAAGATGAAGTACCTGCAGAAGAACCTGTAGATTCTGAATTAGGTGAAGAATCCGATGTAACAATGGATGCTCTTGAAAATTTCATAAACGCATCGGCGGATTATAATGAGGAAATTAATTTAGCAGATTATGCGGATTTAGAGATGGATGAAGATGTTAAGGCGGACTTTTTTGAAAGTGATGTCATTTGGTCAGAAGATACTGATTCATTAGAAGAACCTATGGACGAAGAGGTAGAATTGGATTTAGATGGAATGAAAAATGAGATTAACAACAGTATTAACACCACATTAGGAAAATATTTCAAATAATGAAATTAATCTATATAAATGAAATTGGTTCAGACTATAAAGGTCAAAAACAATACGAATTCATTTTTAGTGAGAGTACAGAAATAGATATGGATGAATGGTTTGTTATCCCGTCATCCTCAACGTCTCAACCAAAATCACCTGAAGTGGAATACGTTGATTTAGTTGGATTACTTAAGGATACAAATTTACATTTAGAATTGATTCAAGACTCCGATTATTTCGGAGTTATTGATGCAGTAGATGGTGTAATTGCTTTGGGATGGGAAAAATTTGATTTTGATTCTGAATTTGAAAGAATATCATTTAAATTCGGTGAATCATTGGAGAGTGTAACAAAAAAATTAAAACAAAGAGATTATCTTTTAATAAAAGAAGAAGTAAAAATTAAAGAATCATGAAAAGGTCAACATTGGTAGAAAAATTAATCAAGGAAGGAATGTCAGAAAGTACGTTGGTTAAATTTACAGATAAACAACTTTTAGAATTATCTGAAAGAATGTTGGGGGAATCTGATGTAATGATATCAAAAAAAGATCCTCAGTTACAGCAAAAAGTGATTGACGCTAAAAAACAAAACAAATCTATCGAAACATATGAAGAAGATATGAAAGAGGATTTAAAAGGTAATCAAAAGAAATTAGATAGGAACCACAATGGTAAAATTGATGGTCAAGATTTTAAAATATTAAAAGGTCAAAAGAAAAAAAAATCAGTTAAGACAGATAAAAAAGACAAAGAAGTTAAGGAATGGGTTGAATCTTTAGCGGAAAATACTTATCATAGTTTCACATCTAAGAATGAAATTATGGAAATGATACAATTTAAATTACAAGAGGCGGGTCCAAACGTTAATATTGGACATAATGGTATCCCTGAATTTATGACTCACGATGGTGATGTTGAAACAAAACCAAAAACTCCTAAGGTTGCTCCAGGTACAAAACCAAAGCCACATAACCCAAATCAACCGGGTCCATTCACAAAACCAAAACCAAAGGCTGAGAAAAAGTAAGGTTTAAATTAGGTATTATAAGAAATAAATCTTATATTAGCCTTAATATAATTTAAACGTATGTCAATGACTTTCTCAAGTGTTGATAGACCCGATAGAGGTTTACAACATAAATTAAAAAATGAAGACACTTCATTAACTAAAATACCTATGCCAATTTGTGATAATTCACAAGAACAAAACTTTCAAGAGTTATTGGCATCAGAAAGATATCAAGAAGTAATATCTAACGTTAATCATTACTTAAGTCCACATTACCCCAATAAAATAAATTTAAATAATAAATCACAATATCGTGAATTCTCATCATTTATGGTGAGGTCTCACTTTGAGATTATTAGAATTGAAAGAAATGTTAGACCTGAGTTAGAACAATTAGCAATTAAATTAGTCACGAATGAGTTTCACATACCGAAAGATTCCATTCAATGGGATGTAAAAATTGTTGATGGTAGTGAAATATCTACCGACGATTTTAATATGGACGACGAGGAAACTATTCAAATACCTGAGGTTGATTTAAATAATGAGATTGATGGTGATTTTGAAAGATTAAATTTAGAAAGGGCTAAACGAAGATTAATTAATGCAATTAGTCAGGGTGCATCTAAAAAAGGTCATTACTCATATCATTTGGTTGGTGACGAAATTTTAGATATAACTAAAAGTGATACCATTTTAGATTTATATGGTGTTATGATGTCGATAAACGACACAACTTATTGGCAATTTCCTGATATGTTTTTATCTCAAATGGGTAAATCGGGACAAGTTGCGGGTACTGAAGAAATTGAACAGGGAGAACCACCAATTATTAAAGTACGAGCACAGAATTTTCCCGTAGCCGTCCATGAGTGTATCAAAGGTTATTTAGAATTACTTGCGGTACATGGAAGACCAAGAGATGAGAAAGGTGATTTTGATGAGGAGTTATGGACTAAGGTTTCGGGTTACGAAGACACTATGGATAAAGAAATGTGGGATTTAAGATTAGGTCCTTCAATATGGAATAGAGTTAGGAGTATGTTACCAGATGAAGTTATTATTGATGAAAATGAAGAAGGTTTACAATCATATTTCTTATCAAGTCTTTATACCTTGGAGGCTAAGGAGTTTCTAACAATGATGAAAGAAGTGATTGGAAAGACCTCAAAAGGTGAAAAAATGATTAAAGATTATTACGATTCTATCAGGAAAGATATTAATAAAAATTATTACGACGATAGTATGTCAATTTTTAATGATAACGATGAATAATTAAAAAGGTGGTTTTAACCACCTTTTTTTGTATTTATATATATGAATACAAGAGCAGAACAATTAATGGAGTATGCTAGAATTATGAAAGATGCTCCATATGCGTTAAAAACGTATCTTCAAACATACGATAATACTCAGAAAAAATATGTTCCATTAGAGTTATTCCCTGACCAAGTTCAGTTAATACAAGACTATGAAACGTACAATGAGAATATCACAAGAAAATATAGACAAGCTGGTGTAACAACCGTAACAGCGGCTTGGATTTCAAAAAAATTACAAACCGCAAAACCTGACGAACCTGAGAGGGTTTTGTTAATTGCGAATAAAAAAGATACCGCAGTAGAGATGGCGAATAAAGTTCGTCACTTTTTAGAACAATGGCCCGAGTGGTTAAATGTTGGATTTTCACCCGATAAAAACTCAGAAAGTAGATTTAGATTAAATAATGGATGTGAAGTAAAGGCGGTTGCAACATCAGCAGATGCTTTACGTGGTTATACACCAACCATTCTTGTATTTGATGAGGCTGCTTATATTGAAGCTGGTGAAGACTTTTGGGCAGCATCTATGGCGTCCTTATCAACGGGAGGTAAGATTATTCTTGTATCAACCCCAAATGGTTATGACCCGATTTATTATGGTGTTTATGACCAAGCATTACGTGGATTAAATGATTTCCATATCACAGATTTAAGATGGTTTAAAGACCCTCGTTACACTAAAGATTTGCGTTGGGTTAAGTGTCAGGATATATGTCACTACATGTTAAATAGGGAACTATATAATGATGATGAGGTTGTTATTACTGAATTCGACATAGATAATTACCAAGAGTTAGAAGAACAGGGTTATAAACCTTTTTCGTCTTGGTTTGAATCAATGTCTAAGAAATTTAAATATGATAGACGTAAGATTGCACAGGAATTGGAATGTGATTTCTTAGGTTCAGGAGATGGTGTAATTCCGGGAGATGTTCAAGAGAATATTGCAAAGAATATGGTACGTGTACCTAAAGAAAAATACATGCAGGGTACATTTTGGCATTGGAAAGAACCAATACAAGGACATCGTTACATTATTGGAGTTGATGTTAGTAGGGGAGAC